CGCAGTCATTCGGGCTCGATCGCAGCGCTTGAATTGGAAATGCGAGATCTCCAGGATCGCGTCAAGAAATTGGAATATCCGCCCACTTCGTAGAAACCAGACGGCCTGTCTTATCGCCATCACACCTGATGATTTCGGCATGGTCTGGTCATAGCTTCGACAGATTCACCAGCTCGACCATGTAGCCCTGGAACTTCCCCTCGGGCGCCGGAATCAGCTTCGTATCGCCCGCGTGCACCTTGCCCGTCGTATTCGCCTCGGCGCAGAGCTGCACCGTGCCCGACGTACCGGGACCGTGAGTACGCACATGCGCCCACTTGAAATCGGCGATCGTATTCGACGCCGGATTGTAGACCGGATGCCCGAGATTCGCGCTCAGCGCGGCGTTCAGGTCCTCAAGCAGCGGGTACAGTTCCTCGAGCGGCCAGCGCGATTCGCCGGCGCCCAGGTCGGGAAAGATCTTCTCGAGCGATGCGTCGCTCATTTCAACGGGTAGCGGATCGAGCATGAAATCACCTCACGAGTAACGTCAACATCCATGCGGCCAGACCGAGCGCGACCAGATTAACGCGCGGTACCGCGACGCCGAATGCGCCGAGAACGAAGCACACGAAAGCGAGAATCAGCATCACGAAATTAAACGCGGGCGCCATATCAACCTCGAGTCTCTTCCTCGGAACCGTCCGGCCCCTCGGCTTCGTCTTCCTTCGCCACGCGGATCAGCCGCGCAATGCCGTCGGCGATCAACTCTCGCGCCAGCTTCGCGTCGACCGCGGCGTACTCGCCTTCCTTGCGATGGCGGCCGCCCGGCTCGGTGTACGCCTGGTTGAAGATGACGATTACGTCAGGCATTGACCAGACCTGGCCGGATTCATCCGCGCAAACGCCGGCGTCACTGTACACCGGCGTCATGCGCGGCTCAACGCGAGCATATTCGCCCTGGCTTGCGATAGCAATCTGATTCGGACGGTTATGCCCGCGCGAAACTATTTTTTCGGTCCAGCCGTCGGCGGTTCCGGCGGAATATCGACCAGCGCCGCATGCCATCCGCTGCGCGCGGTATAGACGGCGACAAACGCCTTGTTGACCGGGATCGTCCCGCCGCCGCCCGGCGGATTCGGCCAGATGCCCGGCGGATAATAAATCGGCGGCGTCGCGATTCCCGCCGGCGGGCCAGGCAGCGCGATCGGCGGCATGATGATCCCGCCGCCCGGGAGATGAATCGGCGGCGTCACTTCGTTCGGCGGCTTGGGCGGACCAGGCCAGATTTCAGGCGGAAGCGCGATCGGCAGCGCCGGACTCCCGCCGCCTGGCGGATGCGGCCAGACGCCGGGCGGGTACTGGATCGGCGGCGTTGCTTCGCCGCCCGATTGAATCGGCACGATGTATGCGAGCATTGATTTCTCCTTTGAAGGAATTCTGAATTGCGGAGTTTTAATTGCGGATGAATGCAGGACTACAGACTGAATACCTTGCCTTGCCCCACCGAACCGGGCCGCGCCGCGCCAAGCCCCACCCAACCAGGCCGAACCAAACGACGCCTAACCGCCCCAATCCAAACCACGGCCCGCCCCACCATACGGAGCCACACGGTGCCGCGTTATCCCTCCCAAACCAACTCGCGCCAGTTCGGAGGAATTACTCCATCACGCAACGCCGACGCAATCATGCCCGCGTGCCGATGATCGGCACGCAGAACATGACAACGACGGCACAGCGTGCGAAGATTCTTAAACTTGTTGGTTGCCAACTTACCGCTGTGGATATGATCGATCTCCGCGGCTTCCAACGTCACCGGATTCTTGCAATGAACACAACGCCGCTTATCGCGTTTCCAGATCGCAGGTCTAAGATTCGCGAACCATACCTCACGAGGCGGACGTTTCTTCGGCACCGTTTTGCTCTGCGAACCCGACAACATCAAACCGCCCGTAACCAATCGAGCGCCCGTTACTCAATCCGACCAATCGGCCCGCGTCCTCGACTACCGCCCTCATTTGATCGCGTGACACAAGCGTCTTGTCCCACATGATCGAAAAGGAACACTTCCAGCCCGGCGAAACCGCCAGACGATAGCGGACGTTACGCGCTTTCGTCGATGGATTTCTGACGCCGCGGACATCGATATAAACGTCCTGCGTTGAATCCGTCGTCGGTGCGCTTCCATGATTCGGCAGAAAGCGATTCAACAGAACGCGATCCTCTTGAACCAGCAATGTCGCGGCAACGAGCGGCTGAATGCTACCGCGCCCTTTCTTGGTATGCCTTGCGGCGTCACGCAGCATCGAAAAGAAGTACGTGCCCGGAATATATAGTTGCCCGTCCGGCATGACCGAACAGGTTCTCTTCCATTCCTCGGGATCGTTCCCGGCTACGCCCGTGCGCTCTTGTTTTTCGAGCGGCAACGCGTCCGGCCCAAACTGATGCTGCCATAAAGGACGAGTCCCTATGATTTCAACTCTTGCTGTAACGATATTCTTTCTCATCTAAGTCTCCAAGCCTTGCGATGCCTTGCCCAGCCATACCCCGCCTAGCCGAGCCAAGCCGTACCCAACCGCGCCACGCCCGGCCGGACAAATCCATGCCGCGCCAGACCGCGCCGAGTTAGTTGCATGAGATTCATAGCAACTGGACATTATCGTAGCTTGGAATGTAGATACTTATGAATAGGTTATGAGTACTATGCAGTAAGTGTTAGATACTCAGTACTCGGGCGATTTTTGTAGGTTGTAACATCAAATAAGTCAAACCCCACGTCATTGCATCGGCCCTGTTCGGACTCTTGCTCATGCCCGGCACATAGTTAGTTAGCTCATCCTCCAACTGTGGGAAGCCTCCAACCATATGCACTTTGCCTTGCTCGAATAACGCGGCGACGGGCTCCATTCGCGCCACTTTTCCACGGCTCGCCGTCACCTTCGTATAGCTGATATTTTTGCGCTGCGTGTACAGCAGGCTCGAAATCAGATCGCCGCCCTGGTTCGCTTCGCCGATGATCCGATCGGCCGAGAATTCGTCATAGGCGAGCACGGCACGTGTGATCCACTCATCGGGCGACGAACGTCCCGACCTGTCGGACAATACATAGCCGTGCCCGTCCACGCCCAAGCCGGTCACGACAATACCGCATTCGTCCGACTCCGGGCCACTCGTCACCGCGGGGTCTATGGCCACCGCAATGCGGACCAATTCCGGTGCCGCCTTGACGCGTAATTCCTCGATCCGCGCCCGCGTCCACAGCGCGCCCTCAGCTTCCTCGAGCAGTTCGCCTTCAAGCTCCTGCCGCCCGATGCGCGTGCCGCCGTAGATGCGCTGGTAGTCGGCGAGCGCCGACTGCGCGAGATTCGCCCGGTTATCGAATGTGGATCCGCGCGTCACCAGCGTGCCCGGATCGGCGATCAGATCGCGCAGGAACTTCGACGGCCGCGGCGTCGTGGTCGCGATGATCCGCGGATTCGCGCCGAGCCGCAGGCCCATCTTGAGGTTGACCCAGAGCGCCTCGGGATCGGGATACACCGCCAATTCATCGAGCGCCGCAAACGAATGCTGCGGTCCGCGCAGCCGCTCCGGTTCTTCCGCGGAATAGAGCGTCGCCATCGCGCCGTTGCGGAATTGCACGCGGCGCTTCGACGGCATGTACTCGGGCCGCTCTTCTTTCGGAAAGATGCTGAGCAGACCCGATTCGCCCTGAATCATGACATCGCGGCAATCGGCGGAAGTGGGCGCGATGATCGCGATACGGGCATTCGGATCGCTCATCGCGACCTCGCGCACCGCCTCGGCCGATGAGCGCGTCTTTCCCCAACCGCGCCCGCTGAGCACGAGCCATACGCGCCAGTCACCATCGGGCATGACCTGTTCCCGCCGCGCCCAGAAGCGCCAGTCATACAGCAGTTGCTCGGCGTCCGCTTCGTCGAGCGCGAGCGCGCAGGCGCGGACTTCGGCGGGCGTGAGGTTGCGGGTTGCGAAGGATTCAGCGGTGAGCATTCAGCTTTCGGCGGTGAGCTTATGGACTTCCTCAAGCTTGCGCTCAAGCTTTTCGAAACGGTCCATGAACTCTTGCGATACTTGCGAATACAACAAGTGAATCTCAACATCGGACAATTGCGCGAGTTGTCCGCCGAACCCCTCGCACGCGCATTCGGCCAGCCAATCAAGGCGGTCATCCCTGCTGTAGTCCGTTTGATTCGATACGGTTTCGGATTGCATCGCTCCAGTACAGCACAATCAACTCCTCGATCAGATAATCGTTCGCGCCGAGCATGCAATACTCGCGCTCGCGCTCGGCTGCCGCGTTCCGCGCATCGTCGGCGGCGCGGCGCTGCTCGGATCGCAGGCGGTCGATTTCGGCGGTCATGCGTTGACTTCGCGGATGATCTCGAGCAATTCCTCGAACGTAAAATCTTCGCGGCTCGATTCGCCAATCATTTTGATGATCCCTTCCGTATCGGGTACGGCCAAAAAAGACGCGTCATCGCGCCCGCGCAAATCTTCGGACTGCGGGAACACGTAACGATCAATATTCGATTGCGTCGCGCCCATCCGATGCCAATGGGCAACCGCTTCGTTGAACAGCGCCGCCAGGCCCGCGCGGCGCTCCGGCGCGGTCATGACGAAGTACATCTCCCAATGAATACAGGCATACCGCAATTCGAATTCAGTATGGTTGGCTTTATCGACCAACTCGAGAAGGGCGCCGTAAGCGGGCATGGGTTTTAGTGTGGACCGAACATCTCCTGTTGCTGCACCCGCCGGAACTGCACGCGCTCGCTGCACGTCTGGCGATGATCGCGCCCGTCGTCATCCTCGGGCTTCATCGTCGTCGACGTCCTGACCCACCAAATATCGCGCCCGCATCCTTTGCACCGGCCCGGATAGCGCGTCACACGCTCGCCGTCGCGCTCGACCGACTCGGGCCTGCGGTCATCACGGCTCAACTGCCGCGGCATTGACGACACCTGTACGGATGCTGACTTATCCCCTGGGGATAAGAGTGGCGAATCATCGGGCCTGGTCAAATCACCAGACCCCGGCGGTTGTGCCCGCTTCGATGAGAATCGAAAACGCTGTTGCCGCAAGCGATACCGCCGCCGCGATCCAATTGCCACCCGGATTCGTCGCCTGGTGGAAGCAGGCACGGTCTTCCGGTGCGATGTACTTGAAGTCGTGCACCGCGCCGCGTGCATTCGCGATCGTGTGGATCTGCGACATGCCGAGCGCCGCGAGCAGACCGCCCGATGAAATCCGCGTCCGGCACGGATGATCATGTATCCAGCTCGGCGCGCTCACGCGCAATTTGTTATTCGAATCGAGCCACGCCTGACCGCGTTCGATCATCCGCACCGCGTTGCGCATCGAAAGATACGCGACATGATCGTCCGACGATGGATCGGAAGCGAATAGTTCGATTTTAGGTCCAGGCGCATAGCCCAATCGCCCTCGCTTCCACATCCGCAACATCGCGCGCGGAGACACCGCAGTCTGTTCATTGGGGGATGACACGATAAGGACTCCAGAATTGGTATTTCAGATGCAAGCGCCCAATAAGCCGTGGCAATTTAATCCGTGGCCACTCACGCTAATTGACACCACAATGAAGAGGGGTCATGCTAGACACCGACGAATGGATGTAACCCGGGCGCAATTGCGCCGGGCGTTCGCGTTGACGATTCGCACATTGCGCCGCGAAAAAGGCATCGCTCAGGAACAACTCGCGCTCGCATCCGGCCTCGACCGGTCGTTTGTCGGGCGAATCGAGCGCGGAATCCATGCGCCGACCATCTGGACGATATACAAACTTATGCCAGCGTTCGGCATTTCCTACCGCTGTTTCGCCCGCCGTTTCGAAGAAGCGCTCGCGATCATCATGAGCAGGGATTCGAAACGCTGACCAGACCCGATGGACGCCACTCTTATCGCCAGGGGATAAGTCAGCATCGGACAGATGTGGTCAGACACACGACTACTACCAGTTACTGCCTATGAAGAGCTAGCATTTTCTGTCGCTGCTGTGGCGATCAACCGCCTCTTCACTCGCGGCCCGGAACAAAGACAAGTTCCGAATACTTTCTTGGGTGCAGGTATTATGGTCAAGATTTCAAGACGATGTCAATCGGATTTGCGCGAAGGCAGATGCTCATTCCGCGCAATGCGCACATGACACTAGAAATTTAGTTCGCATATCGCGTATCATCGGGCTTGTGGAAAAGGAAAAGGACCCTGCGGCGGTCGCGCTCGGCAAGCGGCGCCAGGCGCTGATGACGCCGGAAGAATCGCGGGCGTTCCATCAGGCCGGCGCGAAGGCCGCGCACATCACGCTCGCCAAGCGATCGCCACTCGAGCGCCGCATGTCCGGCATCCGCGCCTGGCGCACGCGGCGGATGCGGCCGGCGTGGATGGCGCATCAATCCGCAGGCTCACCGGGCGAGCCACCGGCGCCTCCGACGGACGCATCCGAGCTCGCGCGATTGCTCGACTCGGCGTCTGATGAAGCGCTCGAGCGGTTGCGGTCGATTGTCGCGAGATAACGCGCGATCCAGCGGCGCACACTTGCTTCGCCCGGCGGCCATTGTGGCGGATGCCGCGGTTGCTCGAGCAGCCAGCGCAAAAACGGCGCATCGTTCGTAATTCCGCCCTCAGCGTACAACTCGGCTAATCGCTCAGCGGAACACGGCGGATCAGGCGCACTCGCCGGCGCAGATGAACCGCTTGCGGACATGCGCCGCGGTACCGAAACCGGCGGCGATTCGGCTGATTGCTGATCGCTGACCGCTGACCGCTCGATCGGCGCAAGCGGTTGAACGATTCGCTTTTCCGGCGGATACGATTCGAGGACGGGGCCGCCCCTCCTGATGTAATCGGCGGCGATGTATCGCCAGCACGCGTCCTGCGATCGGAACAGGCGCGGCTTGTGATGCTGGTCGACATCGAGCAGGAATGCGCGGATATTCCAGCGGCGCACCAGCATCAAACTCAACAGCCACAGCGTGGTCTGAAACGAGACGGGGACGCGGAACCAGTTATCGAGAGTTTGCCGCAAATCCTGAACGCGCGAAAGAATCGGTGTTTTTACTGGGCTTTCGGCGGTATCGACGGAATATACGTTATCAACCAATTGCGGCTTGTTGGGCGGGTCTTGCTTCGTTTCACGGATCGGCTCGGGTTCCGTGTCAGTCCGCGGTTTTTGCTCGTCCACAACGGAAGAAGACTGATATACACCAATATCAACTACAGAAGACTCATCTGGCGGTGACTCTTTTGTCACCGTATCGGTAACGGAACTCTCGGCTGCACAACGATTTCGAAGATGCTCGTCAAAGAACGGATTGTCCCAGTTGATGCTGATTTCGTTTGTCGTACAACTCCCGTTTTCACGCAATCGCGGACTGACTGTGATCAGGTAGCGCTCGCGCAAATACTTCGTGTAACGCTTGATCGACCGCTCGCATCTGTGAGCCTTCGCAGCAAGATGCTCGACCGAAAGCGTACAAGAGCCATAACCGTGCGCCAGCTCCGCCAGGCGGGCGAGATATGCGCCGATCTTCGCCGGGATCAAACGGCCATCGGGCAGCGGCGTGTCATCAAGAAACCGGCGCAAACCGATCAGGGGATTTAACGGAGCAGCGGCTAATTCCGGCGGCGGCCCGTAGCGGCGTTGATGACGCCGGCTGCGATGAAAATGCGTGGAAAAACTAGCTTGACGCGCGCTCTGCTGTGATATTCTGTTGTTGTCTCTCGTGTTGGTTTTTGGCACGTGGAAGTTCCTTCTGCCAGCACAGAATTGAAGGGCGCTGATTTGCGGTCAGCGCCCTTTGCGTTTTGCTGGTCATGGCAATTACGTTACCACAGAAATCAGCTTAAGCCACTCCCCTGCCCTGCTATCAGGCCTTATGTCGCTCAATATACTCAATAGCGCGCCGCAAAACGTCGGGATCTTCCCTCACAAATCCGAGCATCGAATTACACCGCTCGCATAGCATCTCGCGAAGTGCGCCCGTGTTGTGGCAGTGATCGACAACCAACAATTTATCGGCGCGACGACAAATAGCGCAGGCTTCCGTCCCGGCATGTAAATTGGCGATATCTTGAGCCTTAACCCTATAACGGCGTGCCTTCATCAGGGTTGTGCGCCGCTCTCTGTTCACGAGATGTCTCTGCCTCGACCTTTCATTGAAACAATCAAAGCAGATCGACCGCTTGGCATAGAATTCCGTACCGGGCTTTTTCTGGCCGCACGCGCTACATTGCAATTCGACTTCGACCCTAGTGTTGGTCGTTCGGCGCTTACGCGGCATTCGACGTCTAAACTCTTTCATTGGCATCACCCGCGAAGAAAGTTCCGCCCATTGTTCATGCGAAAGGGACCTGTAGGCTCGGATCGAAGCTAAAGCATCACCATGGTATTTCCAACGCTGATAGTGCACCGAGCACCATAATCTCGCATGACGAGGTTTACCACATCCGACTACCGAACACAGTTGGCCTTTATGACTGCCACGAACGGGAATCGACGCCAAGGGATCACCGTGATCCCTCCAGCGACGATAATGCAGTTGACAGAATAGCTTGGCGCGATGGGGCCTGGCACAACCAGGAACCGAGCATAAACTCATAATTCATATTATCTCACACTTATCTATCACTTAGCAATGATAACAGAAATTATCATTCTTGATATTTTGCGCACGTGCGCACTAACGTAGACAGTCGAGGTTGATGATTCCATCGAAAGTATGCCCTTGAATCTCATCGAGATCCGAGCGCCGCACGCGATAGCGCCCGCCTTCGCGAACACCGACGTTTAGCGCCCGGAGCTGGCCGCCCGCAATCAGATCACGCAGAAACGCCGCCGGAAGCCCGGAGTACTCGGCGGCTTCGGCGAGCGTGAGCCAGGGGCGACCGATAGGCGCAACCGGGCGCGGCAAGGGCGGCACAACAGCAACCGCCTTCGGCGTCATTTCGTCTTTGAGCCGCGCGACATCCTCAACGGCAAAGATCGTCGTTTCCCGCCCGGTAACCGGGTCCGGTCTTTTCGATCGCTCGATCCTCCCGTTCTGTGACAATTCCATGAGCCGCCGGACGCTCATACCAAGCTCTTTTGCGGCGATGTCCTTTGACAGGTATTGCGCCGGCAAGGGTGTTTTGGGCATGGGGACGATTCTAGCACCGCGCGGCTCGAAGCGGCGAACGGGCGGAGGTTGCGCCGCGTCGCCGCTACGTAAAACGCCATTGCAAAACACAGGCTCAGGCGTAGAATAGGTAAAACGGGCGTGGAAACCCGTGGATACAGCGGTCAGCGGTCAGCAAGTCAGCAAGGCGGGCTGAAAGCTGATCGCTGAAAGCTGAATGGTTCAATGGAACAGCAAGCCCTGATACCGGATATCCTGGTCGAGCGCGAAGAGCGCCCGAAGCCCAACGGCGGCAACGGTCGCCCGCCTGGCGCGACGAATCTTCGCCGCCGGGCGCTCGAGCGGGCCGCGCAATCAGAAGCCCTGCCGATCATTCTGAAGCTGATCGATCTCGCGAAGCAAGGCGATACGCTCGCCGCCCGGATCATCCTCGACCGCATCTGGCCCCGACCGAAGACCGCGCCCATTACCGTCGACCTGCCCAAAACCGGAACACCTTCGGAAATCCGCGCCGCGATGCATGACCTGCTGCACAAGATCGCAACCGGCGAAATCCCGACCGATGACGGCCAACTCCTGATGGCGACGATGCGCGATGTCCTGGACGCGCACCGGATACAAACCATCGACCTGACGCCATCGCTTGCCGCGCCCCAATCGGACGCCAGAACGGCGCTTGCCGAGCGGCTCGAGCGGATCATCGAAGCGAGAGAGCAATCCGCGGTCAGTGATCAGCAGTCAGCCGAAGACGCAAGGCTGAACGCTGAAAGCTGAACGCTCCAGAAACACGAAAGCGGCGACAGGGCGGAATAACCGCCGCGCCGCCGCTTCGTGATCTGACCAATCAATTGCAGTTCGAGTGCTCTACGTAACGCTTGGAACCGGAAGGCGTGAGGTAATAGCAGCCGCCCTTGGGACCCCACATATACTTCTGTCCGGCAGGTTCGGGTTTTGATTTCGCCGGCGCTACCGACGCGGGCTCGGCCTTCGGATGACGGTATTCCCAGGGCGCTACCGGATTCGCCGCCGCCCACAGGCCCTCGCTTGCCGAGCGCGCGGTCTTTTCCGCCGCTTCATAACGCCCATCCTTGCAATACTCGACAAATCGCCACGCCTGCCCCATTTCAACCATGCTCAGATTGACCAGGCTCCCGTTTACGGTCACTTCGGCGAGTACACGGCCATACTTGTCGATCCCCTTTTTATCTATCCCAACTGTCTGACCGGATAGCATCACCGAAAGAAAGACCCGCGATTCCTCGCCGCCGGGCTGCGACAATTCCGGCGCATCGATACAGTGCAGCCGCACCTTCGTGCCGTCGGCGATCTCGAACGTATCGCCGTCCATCACTTTGACTACTTTCGCGAGGGGCTGAGCCCAGGCAACAACCGCAAACAGAGAGAGAATGACAATTCGCTTCACATGAACCTCTAAGATATTGATATTTAGTGGGGTAACGGCGGTCAGGAATGACCGCCGCTAAAACTTGGACGCAGCCGGATTGCCCGGCGTTTCTAATTCCTCGATGGCGCGCTCGAGATCCACACGCGCCTTGCACAGCAGCTCGAGCACGTCAACCGCATCGCTCATCCGCGCCGCGATAATGTGCATGGCGGCCTGATCGGCGTATTGTTCCCACAATGGCATCACGCCGCTACCTTTCCACCAAATTCCGCTTCGCACACATTCGCGAACGGACACCACCGGCGGCTACACGTCGACGCCGAACGATTCGGCAGGAACAAACCGCCCGCGATGCCTTCGGCAACCAGCGGATACAACCGCTCGACCAGTTGCCGCCCGGCGGCGCCCGGCGCATGGTCGATCTGGATTAGCGCGGGTTCCTTCGTACTGACAAGCAAATCGATTCGCGCTTCGCCCGATGCCCTGGGCATGAGCGCCGTATACGTGGCGAGCTGCAACGCGTGATCCGCCGATACCTCGGAAGCCTTGCGCGATTTGGTCTTGATATCGATGACGCGCCCGGAAGTGTCAACGATATCGACGATCCCGCGGACCGGAACGCCAGCGATCACGCCGGTAACCGGAACCTCGACCGCCGCCGGCTCGATTGCGGGCGCGGCATCGGACAAATACTTCTGAGTCAATCGCAACCCGCTACCTTTCAGATCGTCGATATCGTCGGTCGCGTTAAACTCCGCGCCCTCGGCCGCCGCGTCCCAGGCGTGATCCCAGGCGTCGGCGATGCCGGCGGATTCGAGCGTAACGCCGTCGAGCTTTGCGGCCAGATAATAGGCGATCATCGAATGCACCGCCTTGCCGCGGACCGCGCCGCCCGATGCCGGATCAGGAAGGCCGGACATGTACTTGAAGAACCATTTCGCCTGACAGCTCAGAAAACACGACGCCTGCGAAGGCGACAACACTTCGCCCGGTATTGAGGCGGCGGCGGGGCGGATGTTCCGCTCTTCCGCCGCCTTGTCGATCGTGATAACCGCCGTACTCACGATATCCTCTTCCTTGCGCAGATGAGGATATCGAGTAACATTTCCTCACGAATGCGCTCTTCATTGCTGAGCCGCCCGCGCCTGGTCATGGCGATATCGAGCGCCTGCTTGAGCAGATCGGCCAGCGCAACCTCTTTCGGCTCGACTGGCGGCTTCGGTTTCCTGCCCGGCTTCTTCCGGTCCTTGACGATCGCGATCGATTGCGTCAGCGCCTCGCTGATGGCGTCTGGGTGTCCCTCTAGCGCCTTGGCGAGCTTCCGCGCCTGGAAATCGCCCCAGGTCTTGGGCGTCTGTCCGTTTTGTTCGTTATTAGGCTGCATAACTCTTTCCTCCATTCCCATTCCTCTGCTGCTGGCCGATTACGACCGTGGCGAAGATCGACCATACGCGCTCCGGCGTCACGACGCCCGAATGCTTTTCGTTCGCATAACGCACCGCCGCCGCGTAGGCGTCGATGAGCGTCATGGTGTAATTGAGCGCCGTCGAATTCTGTGAAGGCGCAGTTTCCACTACTGCCGGCTTGCGTTCCGGCTCAGGCGCGGCAACCGGAGCTGGCGCGCCAACGGGCTCGACCGACCAGCGAATTCCCTTCCGCCCGTTGCTCAAGTCCACCGTAGCCTTGAGCACGCGAATCATCCGCCCGGCCTCGATGCCGTGCTTGGTTATCGCGTCGGCGATGATCGCGCCGACCGCGGGCGAGACGTACAGATCGCCCAGATCGGTCCGGTAACGGATCTGATCAACGCCGAAATTTGACGGCGCGCTTACGCCGTCGGTTGTGAGAAGCCGGCACTCGACCGGCTTGTCGGTAACGATGCGAAGGGCGGGCATCAGGCAACCCTCCGATCCATCCGCGTATAAACCGCCTTGGCGATCGCCATGTGCATTTTCTTGACGGCATCCTGCGCCCAGAACAGAGCGCAATCGGGACAGGCTTCCTCGCCGTCGTACATCACGCGATGCGCGGCACAAAACGCCTCATTGCAGCCCGTGCATTCAAAATCGGCTTCCTTGCCGCATGCCGAGCATTCGACCGGGCGCGGCTCATCGGCGTCCGGGCCGTGCACGTCGCAATTCAACGCGCTCCACACGTCGGCCGCGACCGGCTCGCACGTGCATTCTGGTTCGTAAGTCATTGATAATTCCTTTGGCACTTTATCGTCTCAGCGACGTTCTCGATTACATGACCAGAATAGCTAACTTGCGTATGATTGTCAATAGCTAACTTGCGAAAAACTAGCATGCGCAAGCAAACCTGTGGTAACGTTGTGATCGTATGGCAAAGCGGAAGAATCAGGCGGCGGTTGCGCTCGCGAAGCTCCGAGCCAAGAGTTTGACTCCCGAGCAACGATCGGAGATCGCGAGTAAGGCGGGAAAAGCAGCTCGCGCTGCCCAAACGCCGGAAGAGCGCCGGGCGCAGGCTAGGAAGGCGGGATTAGCAGGCGGACGCGGGCGGAAGAAAGAACAATAGCATGTGGTATAGAGAGCCGTTTTTTCAAGTTGCGTTGCCGATCATCATTACGTTTGCCCTGGCGACTTGGCACAACAACAAGCGCCTTGATGAGATCAGCAAACGGATTGATGACCTACGCGCCGATTTGGGCAAGCGAATCGACGATCTGCGCGCCGATATGATACGGCGCTTCGACGAGGTAAACAAGCGCCTCGACCGCCTGGAAGATCGGGCCGGAATCTTGAAGCCATAAATAAAAAAGGCGGAGACGGGCCACCCTCATAGCCCGCTCCGCCAGTGGAACAAGAATTCGTTAGCCGCGCCTGGTCAGATCATCTTATTCACCACCGTCTCGACCGCCCCCTGCAACGCCGCATCCGTCACCGCCGCGCCGGCCGATTGCACGCCAGGATCCATGACGGTCGGCGGCTGCACCTGCATGGCGACGAGATCCGGCTGCATGAACGTATTCTGCGCCCACTTGTAGCGTGAATTATGCGCCGGCACGGTCACGGCCTCGATCATGATGGAACTCGCGTATTTCAGCACCGCGACCTTGCAGCGGCCGCGAAAGTCCATATCGTTCATCAGTGCTGCTGATTCCTGGTAAGTCATGATTTCCTTCCTTAGCTAAGCTGCAAACTTCACGGTGTTGCCGTCCGCCGGATCGTACCAGAGCAGCTTTGTGCCCGCGCCGGGATTCGATGCAGGCAGAAAAGGCAGAGCGATGCCGCCGCTGGCCGTAATCCGCATCACCTCATAACTCCCGCCGCTATAAGTGCCGAAGGCAAGTCCGGATGCTTGCGATGGGGCATCCTGCGTGTACGATTCGATATACGGGTAAATATCCGTATTGATAAAGCCAGCCGATGGCCCCAGTCGCAAACGAATGCGATTTCCCGTTGCCGCCGCACCCTGATTCGTAAACGTGACATTCACGCGCCCGCCCGATATCGAGCCCGCAACATCGAGCGGACTTTGCGGATTCGATGTACCGATACCGACGCTGCCGACTTGAAATATATGCGCCGATGCCGTGTACCATAACGGCACATTTACCGTTGCGGCATCATTCAGCGTTTCTAATTGCACAACGCTCCCGGATGTTGAAATCGCCAAATTCTGATTTGCGCCGACCCGCACCTGAAACAGCCGGACGGGATTCGTCGTAAACAAACCGATATTGCCGCTCGCCGCCACAATGCGCATGCGCTCCGGGTAGCCAGCGCCGACGCCGAAAACCATATCGGCGGCACTGCGGAGCAACGGCGTTTCGACGATCGCCGAACCGATCGCCGCCACACCTGTCAGCGTCTTGCCGTTCCCATTGACATTGCCCGGCCACACCGCTGCCGAATCGCGGATCGCGTTGATATGCGCCGCCTGAATGACCTGATTCGGCACGACGTCCGGCGGAAAGCCCGGCGGCGCGGCGAGCGGCGTTACGCCTCGCGGCAGTATGAACGGACTAGACATGATTCACACCGTTCGCCGACACCGGCGTTTCTGAGATCTCACCGATCAGCCTTGAGCCATCCTCGCTCAGCTCATACGGCGCGACCGGCGCGGGCAAGCCTTCGGCTTCCTGGACGAGCGCCAATTGCTGAGAGAGCGCCTGGCGTATGATCTCGCCGCGCAGCTCGTGCTCTTTCGCAAGCCCGAGAGCAACGAGATACTCGCGACGGATCTCGCCGAGTTGCTGCCGCGCCCGCTGCGCATAGGCGGCGACCGACGGCGATAGCTTATGCTCGAAACGCATGAATTCTCCCTATGCAATGCTCGTTATGATTCCGCCGCGTACCGTTACGGTTTTGGGCACGGCATCGGCCGTTATAAAGGTGACCGGACCCGCTACACCCACATTACCGGCAACCTCGAACCCGCCATCGGCGCGGCATCGCCCGTTGTTGCCGGTCAACTGAATGTATCCGCCGCCTTGCAACACCAGCTCCGCATGATTTCCCGATGCCCCGCGGACCAGGGCGCCGACTGTTCCGGCAGCCGACGTAATCACCATGCCGCGGGATACATGGTCGGCACGATCCGAGCCCGTTGCAACGCGCAGATACAGACTTGAATACGTCGAGTCGTACGTTGTGGGCGATACGTTCAACGTGCTGCCTGACGCCGCGTGCGTAATGGTCAGCGCCGCATCGGTGATATTGAGGTTCCCAGAGAGATCGGCCTTCAACTTCGCATCGAGCGCCCCGGTTCCGCCCACCGCCAAATATTTGAACCAGCCGCCATAGACGCCGCCGCCAGCGCTATCGATAATCCCGATCTGACCGACCGTGTTGCCGCTACCGTCCTTCACGTTAAACCGGCCCGGCTTGCCCGATCCGCCGCCGACATCGATTGCGGTTGCGTTCAGTTTGCTCGAATCGATCTCCCCCGCCAGGATCTTCGCCGCCGTCACGGCATTCGCCGCGATCGCCGCCGCATTGACGGCCGCAACCGCAATCGTGCCCGCCGTGACCGAATCGGCCGCGAGGTTCCCGGCAACCACCGCAAGCGCCGCGATCTTTCCGGCTGTGACGGCGCCGGAAGTGATATTGATGGCCTTGACGGCGTTTGCCTGGATGGCCTCGGAATAGACCGCGTTCGCCGCGATCGCGTTCGCCGTGACGGCCGATGCCGCGATCTGCGGTTCCTGGATCGCGCCCGCCGGGATCTTCGCCGTAACAACCGAGCCGTCAGCCAGGATAGTAGTCGTTACCGAGCCCGGCGCAAGCTGCGTCGTCTGGATCTGGCCCTCGATATCCGCGGTATCGACGACCGCCGTCCAGTCGTTGCCCGGAATGCGCCTGTATAGCTTCCGGTCCGTCGTATTGAAGAACACGGCATCGGCGGGATACTGCGCCCACTGAGCCCCGACCGGCTTCGCGTTGACCATGAAGACCGGAGCAAGCCCGGCGGCGAAGTCTTCGGCATCGATTGACCCGGCCGGTATTTCGCCCGCCGGCGGCAGTACGGTGCGCTCAGGCGGCTTCCGCTGCATCCGGCGAAGCGTATAGACCATATCGGGCGGGCGAGCGCCCAGAGTCGCGGTATACTTCAGCACGTGCCCGGCTACAGGCGATCGTGCCCGGTCCGGCGCCGCGATCGCGATCTCGAGCGAGCGCAAGACCAGCGAGCCGGAAAGCCCGTACTTCGCCGCCTCGACCGCGACCGTCATGCCGCGGCCGAGCCCAGGCACGATCAGCGACGCCTTGACGGTCGGCTTCGGGAATGACCGCTGCGCAACCTCGGTTGATGCCCACACCGACGCCGTTTGCGCGTCGGTAATGTTACGGTCGACCAGCGTAACCGAAAGCACGCCATAGACGCCCTGGCTCGTCGAATCGTTCGCCGTGGCGCGGATCTCGCCGCCCGCTTCAGTCAGACCGCCGAGCACCAGCACGCGGTTTGCCGCATCCGAGAAATCACGCGCGTAATCCTCGAGCGCATACGGCATCGTAGTCGTACCGTTCGGGACATCGGACAGACCGAAGGGCGCGACAATGGAACCGATCTTGTAGTAGTTCAGCTTGCCGTCATAGCTGACCGCCCATTCCGAACCGGTCAGCTCGCACACTTCGTCGAATACATCGCGGATGCGCTGATCTTTGACTTCGATCTCGCCCAGATTCGCGATCTGCGTCACGATCGTACCGGCGATGATCTCGGGCACGAGCGCGAGCGCATCGGCGATGATCGTCGAATCCGGCGTACCGTTCGGCCAGGTATGCGTAACCAGCGACCGCTCGAACAGGATGCCCCAGTCGGAAGCGGCGATCATGTGCCGCAGGAACGGGCCTTCGGTCTTCCGCTGAATCGAGAGGATGAATCCGCCGAACAGCAATTGCCCGGAATCCTGATCCCAGACAACCAACTGATCCCATTCCTGCGCCGTGATACCGCCCGCGTAACGGTCGACGTCATAGCGCGCCACGTCGTAGCGGGCGCCGCTGGTCTTTTCGATCAGCGCCAGCTCGCACGTCGAAATCGCCTCCCGCGAATCCTGGCGAACGTTGAATGATTCGACAAAAACGGTATCGGATACGTCGATGCCTTCGATTGCGGCTCTTACTCTCACGGCTTCACAAAAAACGGGCGGCGGCCAAGAGGAGAAACCCCGCCGCCCGGTCTAGACAGGATTGGACCAACAACGAGAACTCATCCGTTCGCGCCCTGCATCCGCAATTGCTGCGCGACGCGGGCGGCCACAATATCGGGATCGGTTCCGAACAGATTCATCGTCACGGACCGCTCGGAAGCAACCGCGATCCGTTCGGTCGCGGCCATGATACTCGCCGTATTCGCCGCGATCCCGTTGAGCGCCGGCTTGAAATCGTTTTCCGCGAGCTGCTTGAAGAAATCGACCTTTTGCGCGGTTCGCGCTAATTGCGGCTCCATCGACTCGACGATCGCGGTTCGGATATCGGCCACGTTCTGATAGCCGGCCCACCAGTCGCGATGGAAGAAATCATTTGTGTTCGCGAGGATATGCGACAAATGGATCTGCGAATACCTCACTTCCTTTTCGATCGCGTTCAGGGTTCCCTCCTGCCGCATCGAACCCACGAAGCTAAGTAGATCGCCAGCGAATGAAGCCACCGCGCCCCACGGCCCGCCAGCGAATTTCCCCAGGATATTTCCCCATCCGCCGCCGCCACCGCCGCCACCGCCGCCACCTATGCCCAAAATATCGCCCATATCGATGCCGCCACCGCCGCCGCCCTTGCCGAAGATCCCGCCGATCGCCGAGCCGATACCCTTGATCGAGTCAAGGAGTCCACCGAAGCCCTTGCCGCCGATTAGATCTCCGATCGTGTCCTTGATGAAATCGCCGATCGCCGCAGTTGCCGGTTTCACAAACGTATCGATCATGCCCTTGATAAGCGAATCGAATAGCTCTTTTCCCTTAGTGATCAAGCCATCCAAAGCGCCCTTTGCGGGATCAACGAATAGACTCTTTACCGAGCCGCCGAGCGATTCGAGCAACTTCTTTCCCTTTTCGCCGAATGAGCCCTCGCCCTCCCAAAGCGATCCGGTTATATCCTTTGCAAATGATCCAAGCGCCGTACCAACGTTGGTAACCATAGTTCCGACATTCGTACCGATAGTCGTGCAAGCGCCCGTCGCAGCTTCAGCTAGCTTTCCGAAATTAATGGTTCCTGCGGTTTCAAGCGTACCGGTTGCCGTCTTCAGTTCATTGACATGGCCTGCAGCTTTCGGCACTTCGGTGCTGATGGTTGTCGTGGCCTTCTTCGTTTCAGCGTCGAGCGCCTTCGTACTGGCGATTGCGGCATCCAATTCCCCATACATCGGCGGAAGCGCAGCCGTAACGGATTTGACCGACGCCGCGCTTAGATTTGTATTCGCGGTCAACTTCTCCCATTCCGTGCTCATCTCGAAGCCCGCGGCCGCCGCCTTCTTCGCCGCGATTTCGAGCTGCACGATCTCTTTGACGAGCTTGTTATGCTCCTGCTGCGCGATGCGCAATTTCTCGATGATGATCTCGTCGTGAAATTTCTTGACTTCGGTTTTCGCGGCCTTGTGCTTCTTCCCGGTTTCCTCGACCTCGGCCCCGAGATCCGTGACCGCCTTCTTGCCGGATTCGGCCTTCCCGCCGGTCGCGGCGATCTCGACGCCCAGATTCTTGACTTCGGTTTTCGTAACCTTGACTGCCGCCGTCTGATCGTTCGCGGCCGCAGTCAAGCTCTCGGTCTTTTTCGCCGTATCGGTTGCCGCCTTGCCGGCATCGTTCCATGCGCCCTTGAGCGAATTCCAGATATCGCCCAGAAATTGAACGACCGGGCCAAAGACCTTTTCAGCAAGACCAGTAAACCATTTCCAGACCGCGACCACCGCGCCGGTAATCAGATCCCATTCGGCCTTCCAGATTGCCGTTAAAGCCGACCACACTTTAGATAGGAAATTAACGATCGGCTCCCAGTAATCCCCGAAAAGCCCCTTGAAGGCTCGCCAGACCCCGGTAACAGCATCGACAATCGAATTCCATACCGCCGACCATTTCTGCTCGACGCTATCCCAGATGCCGCTCAGGAACGCTACGATCTGATCCCAGTTGCTATAGACCCAGACGCCGAGCGCGACCAGCGCCGCGACTACGGCCGCGATCGCGACTGCCCAACCGGCGAGCGCCGCGACCGAAACGCCGACCGCGCCAGCGAGCGCCCCCAATACCGGCATCAATGCGGCGATCGCGGTTGCCATTTGCCCGGCAATGAGCAGAATCGGCCCGATTGCCGCGGCCATCGCGGCAAACGCGATAATCGCCGCCTGCAATGCCGGATCAAGCTGGCCGAATGCCTGGACGGCGGGGAGAATCCAATCGTTGACGAATTTCGTTCCGACTTCGATCAGCTTCGTCATCAGCGGCAACAGCGACGATCCGAGCGCGATCAGCACGGTATCGAGCGAACCTTTCATCTGCTCCCATGCGCCCGCAAGCCCGGTATTGAGCGTAGCCGCCATCTGCTTCGCCGCGCCCTCGGAATTCATCATCTGCTCAGTCATCGATGCCCAGGCTGGCCCGGCATTCTTGGTCAGCGTCGCGGCGGCCGATGCCGAAGCGTTATCGAAGATCGTAAACATAGACGCCGTATCGGCGCCTGATTTTTGCAACTGCAAAAAGATGTTATCGAGCGGCAGCATTTTGCCCGCCGCATCGGTTGTCGTGATGCCGAGCCGGTTCAGCTCTTCCTGCGCCTTTTTCGACGGATCGACGAGCGAGCCGATCATGCCGCGCAGCGAAGTGCCGGCCATATCGGCCTTGATTCCGGCGTTACCGAGAAGTGCGGTCGCTGACGCCAGCTCTTCTAGCGAGATACCGGCATTGTTCGCCGTCGCGCCGGCATACGTCATGGTTTTTGCCATGTCCGCAACCGAAATCGAGGAAGCCGCCGCGCCCTTCGCCATGACATCGGCAACCCGGCCCGCCTGGTCTGCGCCGAGCGAGAATTGCCCGAGCGTTTCAGTCGTGACCTCGGCCGCCCGCGCAACCGATAATTCGCCGGCGGCGGCGAGATCAAGCACGCCCGGCATCGCGGACATGATCTGCTGCGTGTTCATTCCGGCAGCCGCCAGATTGCCCATGCCCTCGGCGGCTTCCTGCGCGCTGTACTTCGTATCAGCGCCGAGCTTCATTGCGAGATTGCGCAACGTGTCAAGCTCCGCGCCGGTCGTGCCGGAAACGGCCGTGATCTTATTGAGCGACGATTCGAAATCGCTGGCCGAACTGATCGCCGCCGCGCCGATTCCCACAATCGGAACGGTCAGCGCCGCGGTCAGCGTGCCGCCCAGTTGCGTCATCGACTGACCGACTTCGCCTAATTTGTCCCATTTCTTTTTCTGATCGTCGATCGCGGCGCCAACGTCATCGCCGAATTTCTGCAAGCCCTTAACAGCTTCGTCGACCTTCGCCGCGATTTCGACATAGAGCGTACCGAGCGAAAGCCCGGAGCCCGCTATCCCGCCCACTACGATTTACCTCTCATATCAATAATCGGCACGCCCAACTGCCGGAACCGCTGCAATACTTGCTCGCCCGTCATCGGCTCGCGCTTCGCCGCCGCCCGCTCAGCCAGACGCTTCCCGTCGATCATGTACTTCCTCGGCTCATACTTGCCGTGCTTGGAATTGACCGCTACGAGCATGGCGACAATCCGCGCCGTGTACCAGTCGGCGCGGGTTTCGCGGCTATCCCGCGCCTCGATCAACACCGCGATTTCGCGCAGCGTCAGACCGCAGAACTCTGCTGCTGTAATTCCGCATCCGTCGCGGAGGACGGCCCAGAGCCCGAGCCATCGATCGAACGTCCATCGCGCCGGCGGCTCGGCGCTTTCGTAGGGCGCGGCTCGGCGCCAGGCGGTGAAACCGGAAGCGTTCCGGTCAGCGCTTTCACGATCGCGGGCATGAGCGCCGGCAAATCGTCGAGCCCGAACAACCGCGCCGCATCGTCGCGCGTAATATCCGGCTGCACGTGCAGCAAGCCCGCCCAGAGCACGTCGCGCACCTTGCCGAAGAGCTTGCCAGCGCCCGCGCCGCCCGCTTTGATCCCTTCGCCGAGCGCCCCCAGATCGCGGATATCCGAGAGCAGATCGCCCTCGGTTTCCTCCGCATACCGGATGAAGGCGAGCGCCTTGTAGCGCAACACCAGCTCGCGGCCGTCGAGCGTAACGGTAACGGCGGCGTTAACTAGATTCTCGGGCATTATGTCGGCTCAGTGTCGCTCAGCGTGATCGGCGTCGTGATGCGGAATAGCGGCGTGATGGTCTGCGGATCGTCGGCGTTCAACGCGCCGTACGTCATATCGCGAATGAACGCGCTGAATGTGCCGAACGATTCCCCGCCCACCGCCGACGAATTCCAGCGGATGTAGCATTCCCGCACATCCCCGGAAGTGAACAGGCCGACCAAGCCATCGGTCGAGTCGTCATGGCCCGCTAGCGCCGGATCGAAGATCACGGTTATCTCGCATTCGCCCGGATCTTTGAATCCTTGAATGTAATCGCGGTAGTCGCCGGCGTCGAGCGTTGTTACATCAACCTCTTCCGCCGTGACGGAGATATCGCCGATTTCTTGCACCTGCCCAACTGCGGTAAACGTGGGAGTTGCCCCGCCACCCTTAACAAAGAAGGAAGCGCCTTTCCCGGTAAACTTGGCCGTATAGATACCCTACCTTTCGATGTGGAGAATTGGAATTTAACTGAACGTTAAGACCTGAAACCGCAGAATCCCGTGCCGCGTTTCGCCGTCCGGCTCGCGCAGCGTTTGCGCATACAGCCAGATCGTCGTCACCCACTGAAACCCCGCAGCGGGCAACCGTGCGCGATCGAGCGTGTCTTTCGCGAGCGTCATCAACTGCTGGCATTCCTGCATGCCCGGCTGCCGCGACCAGACGTGCACCGTAACGTCCAGGTTGACGGCTTGCTCGCCGAGCGTATCGTCGTGCCCGCCCACGAATTCACCGATCGTGCAGTACGGGTATTCCTGATTCGGCCCGGCGTGGTCGATCACCGGAACGGGCGCAAGCGCGGGCGTAAGCGCGTTGAAGATCGCGGCTTGTACTTTCGTCAGTGGGAGCACGTCAAAGAATCATTACGATAGGCTGCCCGGTCGGATCTGCTTCGGCCCACTCCAGAAACGCCTGCGTGACGCGCCCCTGTGTAGGAGGGATATCCCGCTCGGTCCATTCCAGGAATATCTGCGTGACGCGCGATTGCGCCGCGCCTGTGTCGGTCGTCTCGAGGAATGTCTGGGTAACACGTCCTGGCATTTAGCTGACGAGCTGCACGCCAGGCTGCGCATTGTTCAGCTGCGTCTGCGTGAAATCTACGCCCGTGCCCGGATGCACTTGCCAGACATCCTCGTGAAACGCATAGCTGTCGGCCAGATTTCGCGCAGTGCCTTGATAATTAGCGGGCACTCCGGCATCGTGCAAAATCGGCCTCAAGGTTCGGGTTCCGGCATCATCCTTGCGTACCAGCGCCGCGACAGCCACACCGCGGCAAATGCCCGTCAATGTGGGGTTCGGCACGCTATAACTATCGATCGCGCCAGCAGTCAGGGTTGCGTTGTACGTTCCGTCGGTATCCGGCGTCGTATCATCCACGTTCTGGTAATTCGCGCCCGCGCTCGGCGTCCAGGCCGACGATGCGCCAGCCGCATTCGGAATCAAACAATTGACGCGCACATCTCCAAGAATGCCGTTGTAGGGCGCCGGACCGGTGCCGTCACAGATCACGATGTCATGGATGAGCGAATTGTCACTCATCCCGATTTTGACCGTATTTGCTGAAGCGTTCGCCGTTTGCTGCGTATCAATTCCGGTCTGAGAAATGACGGTCGCGCCATCTTGCCGGACTTCGATTTCACCGGATCCGTTTGAGATGAGAGCCCGGAAAATAACGTGATGCCACGCGCCAACCGTATATACGGAAGACCCTGTAGCAAGGGTTCCTCCGCCCCCGTGCTGCACCACCAGACGCGATGAACCGGAGTTATACAAAAGCCTCAATTGAAGCGTGCTGTCATCGTATAGCTCAACAAGGTTTGTTTGGCCTAAGACGTATGATGCTAGATGAACAATCCAAATCTGCTGGCTGTCAGGGAAAATATGCCCGTAACTAGGCCCCTGGACATAGGTCGAACCCGGACGCCGGCCCGGCGTCCCGACACTCAGGGCAGCGCCGAGAGGCATGTTCCAGCGCTTCGGCACCCAGGTGTTCGGTGAGGCTGTCAGCCATGCCCACGACTCAATCTTCCGAAGCGCCATCATTCACCCCATCACGGCGTATGCTCTAAAATCAGCGTCGCGCCAAGATGCGACGGCAGACCAACGGGCGACGATAAGACCAGCGTCAATTCATCGCCATCCGCGAGCACCACGCCGCCCAGGCTCGTCGTGGCGGCCGTCGTCGTTACCGTGATGACGCCGCCGACGTTCGCGCCATTGCGTTTCACCTGTACGCCCACCGACGTGCCCGAGCCGAGCTTTGCCCGCAGCCCGACCAGGATCGCCTGCTGCGTTCCGGTCAGCGGCACGAACAGCGACGGCAGCACCGTGATCGCCGTCACATCGCCCGCCAGCGCCCAGGTATGCCCGTCGCGGAACGGCTGGCTCGCCGCGGCAATCGTGATGACGGTGCGATTGTTCGCCGCATCGTCGGTCGCGGTAACGCCAGCGCCCACGAAGTTGAGCGCATCCCGCGCCGCAAGCGCGACGCCTTCATCCTCGACGACGCGAGGCAATCCCGCGGCACCCGGCGCTCCAGGCGCTCCAGGCGCGCCATCCGCGCCAGCCGGTCCCGGCGGCCCTTCCGGCCCGGGCGGCCCAGGAATCGGCACGCCGGCAGCCAGCCGCGCCGTGAAGCGCTGCGGGCTTGAGAGCTTCGCGGATAATTGCTGCGGCGGCGAAATCATACCGTTAATTCCGCAAGCGGCAAAACCGGGCGCGTCACTTCGAGCGTCACCGGCACGCTGCCCGCCATGATCGTCGTGATCTCGCCCGCGGCGTCGGTCAATTGCAGATCCCAGACATAGGCGCCCGAGAGCGTGCGCGTAATATCGTGATCGAGCGACAGCGTGATCCTGTTCTCGTCTACCGTGAGCGTCAATTCCGCCACGATGACCGGATCGAGATCGGCAACCTTGCGCCGGATTTGCGCCCGCGGCGTATACGTCGACAAATCCGCCGCCGTGCCGTCGGCGTTCAGCACAGTGACGATTCCCGTGTAATCGTCGCCCTGGTAAATCTGGAGTGAACCGCGAGTAATCATGATTCGTTAGGCGGCCACGGCGGGCGGGCCGTACAATCGCCCACAGGGAGGTACAGCCCCACTGGAAGGCTTCGAACCATCCGCATTCGGCCGCTCCATCGCCGCCGCGTATTCCAACCGCAGATCGTGAATCGATATCAGCAAGACCGGCGAATGCACGCGCTTGATGTGCTCTATCAGCCCTTGCCGGTCGGCCCATTCGACGCGGTTGCGTACAATCAGCAGGTAATCGGCCTTGACCGGCGTCAACTTCAGGCGGGCAATCTTCCGCACCGTGACGCCCCTTGCGCGCAGCTCGCGAATGATCAGCGCCTTGAATAGCTCGCCATCATCAAACCGCCAGCGATAACCCTTGATCCGCTTCACGATGCGATGATTAACCCACCATTGAAGCATCCGCCTGGTGATTCCGGCGGCCCGGCAGAATTCCGCGCTATTCATGACAGTAACCCTCGCAATCCCAGAGCGACCAGCTTGCGAATGCGCCCGACGTGATTCCGCGATCCGACCTTGTACGCCGGATACAGGAACGGCCGCTCCGGCGTTCCGCGCTCGGCGATCTTGCGGGCGATCGGAAACGCGGCGCTCTCGTCGATCCCGCGCGACCGGCACCATTCGCGGATCGGCTCGAGCGGCGGGAAATGCGGGCGCGTGCCGAATTCGACGAAGGGCGCATAATGCGCGGTCGAGCCGACGCGCACCGAAAGCCCCTGCGGCGAGATCACGACCTGCATGGACTCGTGCAGATCGCCGGTATCGAAGGCGTCCAGACGCTTGATGTTGCGTTGCGATTCGTCGCGCACTTCGTACGCCGTTTCGAGATTCGCCGCCGACAGCCACTCGGGGAAGTTGCGCCGCAGGTAATCGACGTTCTTTTTGATTTTGTCGGCGCCGGTTATTTTGACGGCGAATGCTTTTGCCATCAGGCGCTCTTTTGCTTGCGAGTACGGATCTTACTCATAGCGGCGACTTTCAAATGCCACTCGAACGCGGCGCATAGTTGTTCAAGCTTCAGCAATCGCTTTTCCATTGCCGCCAGCCGCAATTCACACTGATACAGCCTGGATCGAATGCTCGGTTGCTTTTTGACGTCCGCCTTCGCCACTAAATCTTTTGCTCCGCCTGCAACTCGCGAATCTGAATCACCAGCGCATTCAGGCAACCGCCGCAAAGGACCTTCGCGCCCTGCAATCTCGACGCCGCGACCCAGATCGTATGTCCGCACGACAGCTCGAGCATGTAACCGATTCCGGCGTCGTCCGGCATCGACCGTTTGACGCGCCGCGGCAATAGCAGGCTTTCGTCAAGCGCCGTACTCACCTATTGCGTTCCCGCTTCCTTCCGCTCGCACGTCAACTCCAACCACGTATCGCGGCTATCGAGATTCTTGACGCCCGTAATATCCAACAACTGATCGCGCCACAGCACGCGGTACGCCGTCGTAACGCCCGGCTGATAGCGGATCGTGACGATGTGTTGCACGCGGTCGGCGAGCTGATCGCCGGATGCGATAAGCCGCGGCGTCGGCGTCCGCACGTTCGCCGGGAGATCCGGCGCAAGGTTCGCCGGCACGGCCTCGCGCGAGCCGCCCTGGCCGTCGGCGGTCAGCTCCATTTGAAAGAGCGCGATCCATTCGCGAAGATCGGAAGCGGTCATGAAGAGCTTTCAGCGGTCAGCAATCAGCTTTCAGCGGTCAGCAATCAGCTTTCAGCTTTCGTCGCGTTCATCGTCTGCGTCGTCGTCACAGGCATGGAGGCATTCATCAACTTCATCCCACCAAGTGTCTTCGCCATCGCAGTAACACGCCTGACCGCAATCGGGACAGTTATGCGCAGCAATAAGCTGACCGCTGACCGCTGACCGCTGATCGCTATCCCCCATATTCGATCTGGAACGGCCGCCAAAGATCCTGGATGCCGCGCGGAAGCGTTCCGCCGCCCGCGCCCGCGGCATACTTCGGCTCACGCGCTCCGGTCCGGTCTTCGTAGAGCGTGGTCGCGTATTCCAGGATCCCTTCGCGGATCGGCGCCGGCACGTCCGCGCCCGCCGCGCCGAAGCCCGCCGAGATATACTCGACCGCCGCGGCGGCCCGCAACGGCGCATCGAGTGTGATGACGTTCCATTGCAGCGTGAATCCCGTTACCGGCTGCCCGTCCGATTCGATCGAGGTAACCGATTCCACATCGCCCCGCGGCAGCGGCATCGTGAGCGTACAAGCGCAACTCTTGCCGTCCGGCACAAACAGCGCCCGCAAGGTTTGCCGGAGCAATGAGCGCCGGCAATACAGTTCGGCGCGATATGTCGCGGCGGCGAGCTGCCGGGCAACCAAATCCGGTTCGGTTCCGACCGTCAGCCCGTTCAACCGCGCATGATCGATGTATTCCTGAACGGTTACGACCTCGCCGGTCGCGGGCGTGATGATCCGCACATCGAGGAATTTCATTGTCGTTTCCGTATCGGCGGCCGGAGCGGCTTAACCTTGTTTTCAGGCGACTCGACCAGCTTATTTTGCGGAGACTCGTAAGCCTTATTGACGGGGGTCACTGGAGGTTTACGTTTTTTCCGCTTCTTAGCCATCATCGCCATGAATCCGGATGCCATTCCGGCCGCCGATCAGGTCTGACCACATCCGTTGGACGCCCCTCTTATCCCCAGGGGATAAGTCGGCATCCTGGACACGTGTGGTCTACGCCGGCGTTGCGCCGTTCGCGAATGCCGCCGGCTGGAAGATCAGCAGTACCAGTCTCTCCTCAACCCTGATCGTCAGCATGTTTTTCTCGAAATCATCGACGTTCTGCTCCGCGATTTGTACATTCACTTCCTCGCGGTCGAGAATCAGCGAATTGCCCTGGAACGCGCCGACCAGGAACGTGCCGGCCGCCTGGTGAGTCGACATCACCATTCTGACGCCCCAAATCCGCGGCGCAGTCGTATAGTCGATCGGGTTGGCAAACAGGTAGTTGCCCTGCGAATTCTTCGCCAGCGCGACCTTGGCCCAGTCGGCGGGATTCAGCACCAGACCATCGGCCATGTAGCCCGCCGATGCCAGCGTAAAGATCACCGTCCCGATCGAATCCATGAGCGTCGCGGGCAGCGCCGGCGCGGCGACATCGGTCGCGACAGGATTGAAGCCCTTGAGCTGCGGACTCGTGCCGGTGCCGTTCAGCAATTGGTTGTCTTCCGCCTTTTTCACGCCATAGATCCCGTTGCTTTCGATCTGAGACGCGACCGCCGGCAAATCGTCGTACATCTGCCGCGAGATCTTGAAAATGTGTGCGATCGTCTCGACGGGCAGCGTTCGCGGATTGAACACTTTATCGGATTTGGGCTTGGCTGCGCCCTCGGCTACCGGCGCGGCGGAGTTCGTGAAGCTCGTCTCCTCGACAAACTGCACGGCGCCCGACGTCGTGCGGCCTTGCGGCACAAGAGATCGCACGCCGAGCGGCAGGCGCGCAGCCGAGCCGACGCCGACAAACTCCGTTATGGCGCGCGAAATGCCCACCATATCTTTCTGCTCGAGCCCGCCGCGGAGCGTCGCAGTGTACTGGCCGTGGCCGCCCTGCTTCACGAAGGCGAGGAAGCCGGGATCTTCGATGAACCGCTGGCCGATCGATTTCGGCGATTCCGGCACGGCCGGCGCCTGGCGCTGCTTTTCCTCGATCGCATCGAGCCGCGCCGTTGCGGCTTCGTGCTTCTTCTGGAAATCCGCCATGCCCTCATCGAGCTTTCCGAGCTTGGTGAGGATTTCGCCCTGCGGCTTGCCTTGCTTGATCGCTTCGGCAAGCTGCGCGTAGAGCGGTTTGTATTCCGTCAGGCCTTTTTTCAATTCGTCGATTTCGGCCGGAGTCAACGTTCCATTATCAGGCATGTGAAGGTTCCTTTCGTTTCGTGGTAGAGATCCTGCGTGCGCCTGATTGCGAGCGCTTCCCGCAATCCGCCCAACGCACGCGCCAATTCATCCGCCTTCGCGTCCCGCTCCGGCTCGGTTTTCGCGTCCCGCTCCAACCGGCAAACAGAAATCAATCGCCGGGCCTGATCGCCCGTCGCGCCTTGCTCGCGCATCCATTGCTCGACGTCGCGCACGGTCGCGCAATCGTCAAGCGACTTGACCGCGGTCATTCGCGCCCGCACGTTAGCGGGTACACTCGCAAGGGAAAACTCATATACCGTCAGATTCTTCAGCGTACGCACGCCCGTCGCTTCATCGAAGGTCGCGCCGTTTTCGCCGCGCAGCGCATAGCCGATCGAGAGCCCGAACGGTTGTTTCAGCTTCGCCGCGTGCCGCGCAACGGCATACGCGTTCCGCCCTTCGTCCGAATCGAGCGTGAATTCGCCCGCGACCTTCAGCCCCTTCGAGTCTTCCTCTGCGCCGGTCGAGAATCCGACCACGCGCCCGGTATTGTGAGCCATCAGCACCGGCCAGCGCCCGCCCGATTCCTCGATCGATTCGGCGAACGCGCCGCGTTTGATTTTGTCGCCCTGTAGATCGATATTTCCGAATACCGCGGCGTGCCCTTCGAATTGCCCGGCTTCGGTCAGTTCCTTCGTGAATGCGAAGGAACACGCGATTACTTTGCGCTCAGTGTCAGGCATGCAGACTCCTGTGTTATACTATGTATATACAGCCGTGATATACGAGTGGGACGAAAGAAAGAATGACGCGAACTTAAGGAAGCACGGCATTCCTTTTGAGATCGCAACACAAGTGTTCGATGATCCGAATTGCATCATCGAGCAAAACTATGACGACCCCGAAACCGGAGAACCGCGCTGGCAAGCCATCGGCATTGCGCGAGAGCATCCGGCAATCCTGATGGTGATTCATGTCTACCGTACTGACGAATGGAAAACAATCGAAATCGACGAAGAGCCGGAAGAAGTCATCCGCATCCTATCCGCACGAGAGGCTGATTCGCGTGAAAGCCGAAGATATCGCAAAGTATAAACTTTCCAAACGCGACCGGGACGCGCTCAAGCGTATTGCCGACCAACAGGCCCGCGGTGACGATTCCGGCATCGATTACAGCGACATTCCGCCGCTCACGGACGAACAACTCTCCCGCATGATATCGCTGCGCGAATTCCGCAAACGCATTCCGGTCAGCGTACGGATTGATCCGCGCGTGATGGAATGGCTGAAATCGAAAGGGCCAGGACATCTGACCAGAATCAATGACATCCTGCTCAATTTGATGGAAGCCGAACAACGCCAAACTCCCAGACCGTAATCACGCCGCTCGCCGCGGCCGCACCGCCCGCTTTACCTCGAAGCTCAGAACGCAACGGCAATTGACCACAAGGCCCGCCGGCGCTCCCATAGATCCGTCCCCCGGATACTGCAACTGATACCCGCCGACCATAAACGCGGCGGCGAGCGATCGCCTTTGCCCGCTCGCCGCTCGGTGCGTGTCTCTCGCGTCCGGCCTTGCAATCCAGAATTTGTACATCGGCACGGCAACGGCTTCGGCCGCAATGAGCGATCCGAAATTCGCCGCCGCGTGCACCTCGGTCCGGGCGATCGTCATGGCGCGTTCCGGCGTGATCGACCGGCGGTGCTTGGTGATCCGGTCGGCGATCTGCTGGCGGCTTTCGCCCTTTTGAACGCCGATGCGGATCTGGTTCCCGATCTCATCGCGCGACGTCTGTGTAATGCCCTTGACGCGCTCCGCGCCGTTCATCCGAAGATGGCTGATCGCGGCCTGCATAAAGGGATCAGGCGGTTTCGCGGCTTTGAGCGGCTCAATCGCATCGCTCATGAACTCGCCCGCACGCGGAGTAACGGAAAGCCAGACGCGCTCGAGATACCGCGTCCATTCATCCTCCGATACCGCCTCGAGCGCCTCGGCTTCGTATCCCGTTTGCTCGTATGCCGCCGCCGCGCTCGCGCCTTCCCGTTCCAGGATCACCGCCGCCGGCCGCACCCATCGCGCGATCTCGCTTTCGATGAAGCGCGCGAATTGCGCGCCGAGGCGGGCGGTGGGCTTCGAGATGTCAGATTCCTGCTTGTCGGCTACGGCGATCATGCGTTATTGAAAACCACAATCATGCTAGGGAAAGGCGCGGAATTCTGATGGCCGCCAAACTTGAGCCGCCCGCGAATGAACCGGATCTCCGTTGCCTTCGGCAAGATGATTTCATGAAACCATCGGGTATCGGTGCGGGAAGGTATCAGATAGACGGCACAATCCGCTTCAGCGGCTCGCCTCAACCACGGCGCTATATCGTCATACGGCGGATTACAAAAAACGCGCTTGCCTTCCCATACCGAAAACAGTGGCCCAAGTCCGTCAATCGTTCCATCAATCGGGCAAGGATCAAAGTCAAACTGAAATTCACGATTTAACCCGGCGTAGATTTCGGTCGGCGTAGTCCATTCAACCGACTTACGCGACCAGACAACACGATTCATCGCGCGTTTTACTGCATCACCGCCTGCCCGACAACCTCGAACGTGAGCGCCTGACGCGACCGGTCGAACCAGTCGCCGCCGATTTCGAGCGCGAAGAACGTCAGCTCGTCGTGATCGGTCGGCCGATAGCTCACGAGCGCCACGCGTGTAACGCCCATATCGCGGAGATCCTGAACGTCGTCGAATTCGAGCAGATCGGGCATTTCGTCAATCGAGCGGATATCCTCGATGCGTCCCACGCAGACGCCGGGCGGGCCGGATATGCGGACGCGAGTGAACAGGCGGAGATTGCTTTCAGCGGTCAGCATTCAGCTTCCTCGTCTTGCGGTTGGATCTGAACCGAGGGATCTTGGAAGACCTTGAGCAATCGTTCGTCGGCGAGCGTCTCGAAATACAACACGGTTACATCCGGGTTGATATCGATCACGATTCGTTGACAGTTCGGCGGCACAAGCTCACGCTTGACGAGCGCTTCAATAAAATCCTTTGAGTGCTTGATGGGATACTTTGTCATCGGAACGCTCCGCAAGCACGCGCGATAATCGCCGCCGCGATAATCGCGCCGAGCGTCGCGATGTAGAGCCAGAACATGCGCGAGGCGTTGGTCATGCGTCCACCGGGAGGATCGTTATGGTCGCTTTGACTCTCCCGCTCCCATCGCAAGTCGAGCAAGGCTTCCCACGCGCGTTCTCGCCCCATTCGCAACGTCGCCGCGAACGTCGCCGCGAGATTCCGAAGGATAGCGCTCCACAGCCGGATTCTCTGGCATTCTTGCGATACCACGCGCACCAGCCGCATAATTCATGGCATTCCGGGCAATCCAGTGATACGATCCGCTCGTTTAGCTGACCGCTGATCGCTGACAGCTTCATTGCGGCTCCGCCTCACTCCCCTGCAACGGCAGGAAATTCGCGGGCGCATAGAAGGTATCGCCGCCCGCGACCGGATCGTATTCGAGATCCCGCCGCGCTTCGTTTTGCGTGATCAGCCCCGACGTCCAGAGCTTATGCACGCGCTCGGTCGCTTCCGCCCGCGCCGTCGCGATGGCATCGAAGGAATCCTTGTCGAACAGAAGCGGCGATTCGTTGTAGCCGGGCCGCTCGGTTTGCCCCAACGGCAGCGCGATGGCGCGGTTCCAGTCGGTGCGGAAGTGCTCGAGCAGCGGCACGACCGCTTCCATGTAGAGCGCCTTCCGTGCCTCTTGATAATTTGAATAAGTGGAAGCGGAGGTATCGCCGATCAACTGCGACGGCACGTGGAACACGCTCGCGATATCGCGTTTCGACATCGTTTGCTGCGATGTGAAATCGGCATCCTTCGGGCTGAATCCGATCTCGTGCCACTTCGCCGATTGCAGGAACAGCGCCTCGCCGCCATCGCGCGACCGCCGTAGCCGTTCTTTCAACTGCGCGATCTGCGTGTCGCTCCATTCCGACTCATCCGCCGCCTCGATCCAGCCGGGCGTGAAGCCCGATTGCATCGTGCGTTTCATGAGCGTCGCGGATTCGTTCTGGGCGTCGATATCGAGCAGCGCGGCCTCGAGCGGGCTCATGCCGTAGATCGGATCGAGCGGATTGAACAGTCGCGAGTGCAGCATGTCTGAAGGCGCGACCGGATACGGATTACCGCGCGCGTCGCGTACTTTCCACATCGTGACCTGCGGGCGCCGCGTGTCGGCGACGTCCGACTGGTTCACGTTCGTCATCGCCGTCACGCGATCGGGCGACAGCAGATAAACGGAAACGGGTTTGCCCGCGCCGTTGCGCCCGATTTCGATGTAGGCGTTGCCCGAGAGCAGCAGGAACGACAGCCAGTACTCGATGAATTCCGGCCCGCCGCCTTTGACGAGCAGCCCGACGGATTCCTTCGATACCGAGCCGGGTTCCAGATCCCACTTCACCTGCTTGCCCGCGCCCGCGATCAGCGACACGCACGCATAAACGTCCGAGTTCGTCTGGTATCCGGTTCGCGCGAAGCCCGAGTAGTCGCGCGATGTCCAGATCGGAGCGCCGGGCGTGACGTAGCGGACCGTGATGCTCGGGCGGTTGCCCATGCCGTCGTTGATGATCGGCACGTCGGCTTGCTTGCGGCGGAAGATGTTGCGGAATTTATCGAGCACGAGGGGCATGAAACAGGCGAGATTACTCTACTTCTTAGCCTTGCGGGCCTTCAAAATCTTTACAGCCTTGGGTACCGTTAGGCTCTTATCCAACTCCATGATTTCGAGCACTTCTAACGCCTGCGGCAACGTGACATCGGGATGCGGCTCCATGACGGGCTTCACCCTTTGTATCGCTTCCTGGTTCGCATCGTCGGCGATTTCCACGCGCTTCCGTTTCTGTGCGGATATGTCACCGAAGGATTGCACGGTCGCCCACTTGGCATGATCGGAACGCTTGAAGACTTTAACGCCATCATGCGTCATGCACGGTAGATACTCAGCGAACGTGTACACGCCACCACCTTCTAATTCGAGTGTCAATTGCCCGGTAGGATGTGGACCCTTCCCTTTTAGAATGCGTTTGGCTGAGTCAAAAAAAGCATGCAGCAGCAGATCATCCTTGAGAACGTCTGCCCGATCGGCGTTCAGCTTATAACAGGCGAGTGCAACCTGGCCCGGTTCCAAATTATCATCAGGATTGCACTTGTCGATATATTCGCGCATCAATGCATCCACGGTTCGGCGTGGTTTAGCATTACGCTTTGGTTCAGGCATTGGCGCAGCGGCTGCCATAACGAATATTCCTTTCTCGTTCGAATTCGACTAACCAATCGATAGCCGATTGCAAACTCATGGCGCGGAGATCTTCACTCCAGCCGTACTTCTCAAATGTCGTGATCAAATCCGATGGGCGAAATCGCAGCATTTCGGATTGTGTCAGCTTGCGCATAGACGAGATGAGAGATAACGATTCATTCCGCCGCACTTGCTGTTCGGTGATAACACGGTCATCCGTTGCGGGTGCGCGTGAATCATCCTGCTGCGCTTGTTTCGCCACTTCCAGGATTTGCCGCATCCCCACATCGGGCGGTAGACTTCCTGTCGCTTTGTAATGGTCAATTGCGGCAATCGCTTTTTTCCTAGTGATTGCCTCGCCAGCTTCAGCCCGCCGTAATAGTTCTTGCCGCGCAGGTTCCGGAGTCTTGGGAGCCGCGATGAGATACAGTGCGGAAATATCGATTTCCAGACCTTCCAGACTTCCAAAATTTGGAAGTTGTACCTTCTCGAATACGTTGATGAACATGTACGCACTCGACTTCTTCCATCCGAATTCCCAGTCGATCCATTGCAGAAATCGGCCTTCCTCCTTTAACCGCTTGCGAGCTTCCGATAGATGAAGACCCATCAGATGAATGCTCATCGCGGTGTTGCGTCCGAGATCACGTATGCTCTTCGCGTGGATTCGCAGATATCCCGCAGTATCAGGATCGAGCGACTCATAGTCGAACCCCGTCTGCTTAGAAACCTCAACGGCCTGTCTTATCGCCATCACACCCGATGAGTCCGGTATAGTGTGGTCATGACCCGCCGCACGCTCATCGCCCTGCCGCTCGCGGCGTTGATACCCGCGAAAGATCCGCACATGGAGTTTTACGACCGAATGGAACGCGACCTCGCCGAATGGAAAGAATACTGCCGCATCGAAAACGAAAAGGACCGGGCCACGTTGCGCGAATGGCAGCGCGAACAAGACGAATGGGACGCCGAAATAGAGCGCGACTTCGCGCCGGGTGGCCCAGGTGAAGCATGGCTCGAAAGAATGATGGCGGACATGCGGGCCGGAAAGTTCACCGAGTGGGAGCAGGCGAAACGGGAACTGGGCATCTGATCGCCATAGAAACCCCGACCGCTCCTCTTATCGCCGGTTCCCCCGATGATTCCTCGCCTGGCCTGGTCATCACCCACATCGCGAACAGCGCGAAGGCGACGGCGAGGATGAGAACGACCATACGAACGGGATCCGCCTGCGGCTTATCGATCATGCGGTGCTGGCTTGGCATGCCACTTGCTAGACTAATACCGAACTATGCCACTGACCGACGACGATAAACGATGGATCGACGAGCGCCTGGAACGCCTGGAAACCAAGCTGTTGACGGCGTTCCACAAATGGTCATCGCCCACCGATATGCGCCTGCGCAGTCATTCGGGCTCGATCGCAGCGCTTGAATTGGAAATGCGAGATCTCCAGGATCGCGTCAAGAAATTGGAATATCCGCCCACTTCGTAGAAACCAGACGGCCTGTCTTATCGCCATCACACCT